CCAGGTGCGCCCGGCCACTACCTCCAGCCGCCCGACGACATACCTCTCACTGCGGGCCGAGGTCTTGGGGACTATGTGCAGGGCAATCAGCTCCCCATCATACGGGCCCAGCTCGCCCCGCCGCCGCAGGTCCAGCGGTCTCCAACGCTCCATCAGCATGATGCTGCCTTCTTCTGTCTTTGCAGGCGTTCCAGCACGGCCCGCCTGCGCCGGGCGAGGCGCCTATGGCGGCACTGCTCCCGGTCCAGCCGGGACAGCTTGGTCCCGTAGGCCGGGTCCCCTGTCCGGACGCAAAACTGGTGCAGACGCCCAAGCTCGTCCGCGGCGTGCTCCCAGTCCAGAGCGCTTTCCAGTAGGGCCTTTGCGATGGTGTTATAGTCCCGATTGCTGAGTTCCAAGAGCATACCTACACCACCTTTTGCCCCGGCACATAGTGAAATCTCCGGTAAGAGGGCTCCGGCTTTTTCTCAATGCGAATCCGGCTCCGCTCCAGGTGGGCCTCAATATCGCGTGCATCGAAGCGGATAATGTGGGGACTGGGACGATAATAGGGCAAGTCCCCTGTACGCATGAGACGTTCCACCGTCTTGGTACAGCACCCCAGCCGATCCGCTACCTGTTTTTTTGTCAGCCAAGTCATCGGTCTGTTCCCTCCTTCCCGATCCGCCCCTGCTTGGCGTAGCGCACGGCCATGGCGGCCTCCACGATGCCCTGTAAATCCTCCATGATGGCATCAAACTCGGGGCGCTCCGCCGCGTCAATCACATTGTCCTCTGCCATCTGCATGAGACGCCGGTCGGCGTGGCTGTCAGCGAAGGCATAGATCCGGTTGGTCAGTTTAGCCGACGCCTCCAGCACGGAGCACTGAGGCACCTCCGGTACTACCCGGCTGTACATGGCATTTCGTTCGCGCACATGCCGCACGATCAGATGTAAGGCATTGTACAGGTCGGACATTGTCTCCACTACCTCGTCAGGCGGTACCCGCTGGCCGGTCTCATAGGCCCGCAGGCTCTCCACGCTGATACCCAGCCGCTCCGCTGCCGCTTCCTGGGTAAAACCGGCAGACTTTCGACAGATTTTGTAGATATTCCGGTATTCCTCCGGCATGGTAATCACTCCTCCCTGGGGGTACAATATTGGCATGAGGTCAGACGGCCTCCTCGAAAAGCGCCGCCTCGGGAATCTGGTCCACCCGCCCATTCTGGCGGAGGATCAGGATGGTGGGCTCGTGGCCCCGGAGGGTCAGGCGCACCGCGTTCTTGGTGATCACCTCGGCGCACTGCTCACCTCCTTTCTCAGCTTGCGGCCCCGGCTTCATTCTCTGATGCCTTCCGGCCGTAAAGGGCGTCAATCGTGCAGCCGAAAAGATCGGCCAGTAAAGGCAGTTTATCCGCCCGTGGCAATGACTGCCCGGATTCCCACCGGCAGACGGCGGCCGAATCCACGTTCATGGCCCGCATAACGTCTGCCTGGGATAGACCGGCCGCCTCTCTCATCTCGCGGATGTGCACAGCATTCACCTCCATCAAACACTCGTTCTTGATTTTACGTCAGTAACATGGTACGATTATCATAGCTACTGACGTACAGTCAGGGCCAATCCGCAAGGAGTACCTCACCACGAGTCTCCTGGGCGTTTCCGCGCCGCTTATCTGCTTGCGGCCCCGGTTCCGCCCTTGGGCGTCTCTGTCTTAAATAAATCATCGATAGAGCAGCCTAACACTCTAGCCAATTCTGGCAGCAGATCCGTGCGTAGAATTGTTCGGCAGTCTCCCACTTGCATACGGCCACCGTTGTCACATTGATGGCACCTGCCAATCTTAAATACATGGGGGTAGAGCTGATGGGAATTTCCGACTGGATAAATGTAGTCCTCTGCATTTTGTCTTTCCTGCTTGCGCTCATATCTGTTATAACTGTTGTGATAACATTGAGGCAAAATCATCAGATGATTGAGAATTCCACGCGTCCATATATTGTCATAACGTATGAGCGCGTCATCATACCGCACGGTATAGCACGATATATCGTCGTCAAGAACTACGGCCAAACCGGGGCCAAAATCACAAGCATGTCCTTGAGCGGCGATATCCCCGAGGAGTTCGAGACACAATTCAGCAGGGTTTCTGGTGCCTTTTTGGCGCCGTCTCAGCGACTTCTTTATTATTTTGGCGGAATCAATTTGGGCTCTCCCGAAAAGATTTTGTTTTCCTACGAGTATGAAGCAGGCAAAAAGAAATACAAGGAGACTACGGAACTCACGCTTATCAACGGAGCCTCTTCTACACGGCCTGAGAGTGATGATGCCATTAAGTATGCTCTGCAAGATATAGCTGAGCGGCTTATTTAGGCCGCTTCCTGAAGTAATCTATAAGCCAGCCTATCATCACAAAAATTGTGACTATCTCGGATATAATCAGTAGGATCTTTAATCCCAGTACGATTGCTCCGATCAATTTCACGCCTCCTTCCCCCCTGGGCGTTTCCGCGCCGCTTATCTGCTGACTACTGGTCAGATTGTGGTTAAATCATAAATCGCAATTTACGAATTGTCAATCGTCAAAAGTATTTTCGGCACTTTGCTGTTGCCTACTTCTTAAAAAAGAATTTAGCTAATTTGCCCTATGAGGAGGGGTTAACGTGGACACATCTGACCGCATCTTTGAGTTAGCCGACAAGAAATACCCAGAGCAACGGGATTTTGCGGCGGAAATAGGCATTGCTCCAAGTGTGGTTAGCGTATGGCGCAACAAAAAATCCGAGTCATACATGAAACGTCTCCCTCAAATCGCAGAGGTCTTAGGTACCACTGTCGAATATCTCCTCACGGGCAAAAAAGAAAAGCCCGCCCCCGCTCCAGCGCCAGACTTCTTGATCAAATTCAATAGCCTCACCCCGGAAAGCCAGAAAGAGGTTATCGCGTTCATAGAGTTCAAACATGGGCAGGAGTCTCAGTCTTAGATTTTGTTCCTCGGGCGTTTCCGCACCGCTTATCTGCTGACTACTGGTCAGCTCGTGGTTAAATCATAATCTCATTTTTTTCGATTGTCAACATTGTTTTCGCAATTTTATCTATTATCGGCAAGGTTAACAATTTCCAAATCTCAATTTTATCTATTTTATTCAGGTGGTGATCCCGATGGATACTGCGGAAAGGATATTTCAATTACTAGATAAGTCTGGCATGGAACAAAAAAAATTTGCTGAATTGATTGGCTCTACGGACAAAATCGTAAGCAAATGGCGCACGTCTGGTCTTAAGTCCTACCGGAAATACCTTCCGCAAATTGCAGAGGTTTTGAACACCACTGTCGACTATCTACTCAGTGGCGACGAAAAAAAGCCCGCCCCCGCTCCGAAGAATGGGGACGAGCTGGACCGTGACACCATCATGGCGGCATTCATGGGTGGGGACATGGATATGAGCCCCGAGGAGAGAGACGCCCTGTGGGATGACGTGTACGAATACGCCAGATTCAAGGCCGAGCAGTGGAGGAAAAAGAAAGACCAGGAATGAATCTTTATGAGCTCTATGATTTTGCCGTGGATCAGGGGATTGATGTAGATTGGTACACCATGCCCTTCGCCAAGTCCTTCTCGATTTTCATTCCATCGCTTGACCGGCGTGCGATCGCGCTGGACCCTTGGAAATTCGAGACTGTAGCAGACGAGTTCACCACCCTGGGCCACGAGGTCGGTCATTGTATGACCTACAGCTTCTATAACCGCTGGGCGGCCTGCGATGTAAAGAAAAAGCATGAGAACCGGGCCGACAAGTGGGAAATCGAACAGTTCCTTCCCCTGGACGCTCTGGAGGCCGCCGCGCACGAAGGCTGCACAGAGGTCTGGGATCTAGCCGAGCGTTTCGGTGTTACTGAGGATCTTGTCCGCAAGGCCATCTGCTGGTATAAGCATGGTAACCTTGCGGTAGATCAATACTTATGAATGTGTCCAACTTGGACACATTTACATTGGAGAAGAGGAGCGCAGATTATGGACTTTATCGATCAGTTAAAGCAATTTTCAAAGCGTGTCGAGAGCATGAAGGACTCCATTCAGACCGAAGAGGCTACGAAAACTGCGATCATTATGCCTTTTTTCTCCATGCTCGGCTATGACGTGTTCAATCCTCAAGAGTTCGTCCCTGAGTTTACCGCAGATGTTGGGATAAAGAAGGGTGAAAAAGTTGACTATGCAATCATCAGAGATGGTCAGCCTGTCATCCTCATTGAGTGCAAGTCCATTTCTGAAAATCTGGATCGGCATGACTCTCAGCTCTTCCGCTATTTTGGTACCACCACAGCAAAGTTTGCAATTCTCACCAACGGTATTATCTATCGCTTCTATACGGATCTGGACAGCCCAAACAAAATGGATGATGATCCCTTCCTGACAATAAATATTTTGGACGTTCGTGAGAACCAGGTTCCCGAACTCAAGAAATTTTCAAAGTCGGTCTTTGATATTGATTCTATTTTTAGTACAGCATCTGAGTTAAAGTACGTCCATGAATTTAAGCACGTCTTTACGGAACAACTGGATACCCCTGCGGATGACTTTATTCGCTTTTTCCTCCAAGGCTGCTACTCTGGCCCAAAAACACAAAATGTTATTGAAAAATTCCGTCCTGTCCTTCGGAAGGCCCTCAATGACCTCATCAGTGAGATGATGAATGATAAGATCAAAACTGCCCTGGGCGGCTCCGGTGGAAGTGTTTCCGTTATCGAGCAAAAGCCCGTTGACGATATTCCTTCTCCTTCTGAAGATTCCGTCGAGCAAGAGAAGCGAATCCCCAATATTGTTACAACGGAGGAGGAACTTGAGGCATTTTTCATTATTAAAAATTTGTTTGCAGACCTTGTGGACATCCATGAGATTACATATAAGGACACCGAGTCTTACATCAATATCCTGTATAAGGGCAATATTAGAAAATGGATTTGCCGTCTTCGCCTGACAGATAATCAAAAAACCTTGATTGTCCCGGACGAAAACAAAAAAGAACATAAATTTACACTATCTGATATTTATGAACTCAGAAATTATAAGGACACTCTGACCGAAGTACTGCAACGATATCTATAACGGCAAAGGGTCCGTATAAGCGTGTCCAATTTGGACACATTTTACCTTCCAGCCTGTGTTGACATCGTGCGCACATATGCTATACTATACACAAAGGAGATGATAGTATGGCAAACATCAACATCCGCATTGATGACAACCTGAAGAAGGATGCCGAGAACCTGTTTAATGACCTTGGCCTGAACATGACCACCGCCACCACCATGTTCCTCAAGCAGTGTCTGTACTGCCACGGCCTGCCCTTCGAGGTACGGATGGACCCCTTCTACTCCGCCACCAACCAGGCCCACCTGCGCCGGGCCATCGCCGATCTGGACGCTGGCAATGGCAAGGCCCACGAGCTGATCGAGGTGGAGGATGAATAAGCTGTGGCAGGATGAGGCGTGGGCAGATTATCTCTACTGGCAGCAACAGGACAAGAAACTGCTCAAGCGGATCAATCAACTGCTCAAGGATATCGACCGCAGTGGCTATGACGGCATCGGCAAGCCAGAGCCTTTAAAGGGCGACCTCTCCGGCTGGTGGAGCCGCCGTATTGATGACACCCACCGGTTGGTCTACCGCATACGGGACGGGCGCATTGAGATTGCCCAGTGCCGCACACATTACGGAGAATAGCAAAGAGCCGGGGCCACGGCCCCGGTCTCTTAAAACGCCAAAAATCGAACATTTGTATTATACCAAGGAGTAAACGCCATGAAAATCACCGTAATGCAGGTCAACAATGAACTCGCCAGCACCGGCGTCTCCGTCTACGTGGACGGGCAGCTCCTGGGCAGTATAGGCCCCGGCGGCAGCGTCTCTGCGTCGCTGGAGGCCCCTGCCTGCCGCCTCCTGGTGGAGTGCGGGGTCTACCGTCAGGAGCTCACGCTGGAGCAGAGCGCCGTCCTGCAGGTCTCTTGGGGCCTCACCACACCTGAGATGATTGTCAGCCCTGCCAAGCGTTAAGGAGTTCTTATGCCAAAACGTAATCTGCCGGAATTTTATTATGATTCGAAAAAGCAGCAATACCGCAAGCGCATCACGTTGCCCGACGGTCGGAAAAAGGATCTCTACGCCAAAGACAAGGAGACCCTGCGCAAGCGGGTGGCTGCCTTGCGCCAGGACATCGAGGAAAATCAGTATCACGCCGAAAATCCAACCCTGGCCGAGTACGCGATCGAGTGGTGTGCCCGCCGTCTGCCCGGACTCTCCGAGTCCCGCAAAAACGATTACCGGAACGCGATCAACAATCACATACTTCCCGGCCTCGGTGGAAACCGGCTGCTCCGTGAGATCTCCTCAGCCGATGTGGATCTCTTCATGGCGTCCCGGGCTGGGGTCAGCAGCTCCCTCCATGGTAAGATCGTGAGCACCTTGAAGCAGCTTTTCTCCTCTGCGGTGCGGGATGGCCTGCTGCGGAGCTCCCCCGCCGAGCATGTTAAGAGCGGCGGAAGGCCGGCCGAGGAAAAGGTGCCGCTTACCACCCGTCAGCAGGAGGGGCTCATACAGGCTGTCAGCGGAACCCCTGCCCTCACCTTTGTGCTGCTGGCCCTGCGCGCCGGCCTGCGTAAAGAGGAGATTCTGGGCCTAGAGTGGGATTGCGTACACCTCTCCGGCCCGGCGCCCTACCTGGAGGTAGAGCGCGTCTGCACCTTCCAAGGGAATAGAGCTGTCGTACATAGCAAGCT